CGTAAACACATCCATTGTGTCTACGTCTTGAGCTACAATGCAGAAGATTTTTGTAGGGTCTAGGCCGTCTGCTTCTATATCAAATACTAAGTTACTCATATGCTTCACCTGATCTATCCTCGTAGTATTTCTTTAAGTGTTGTTCTTTATCTTTATCTCTCCATACATTACTTGGACTGCGAGGATCTTTAAGCATTTCCTCATAGTATTGTTGAAGAACATCGTTCTGTATGGCAACACAGATCCCCCCCTTTGTGTAGTGCGCCCAATCAAGAATGCCCACAGGTCTAAAGCTTGTTTTAGTTTTAGCTATTACAAAGCCGTTAAAGACCCTGCCTTTAGGCGTATTAGTTGACTCATATACTAGGTCGGGAGCTATCTTACGTAGTTGTCTAAGCACACTATCAAATGCGTAAGTACCACTAGGGAACTTTTTCATATTATATCTCCATCAAACTGCGCTTCATCATAGTCGTCTAACTCTCTAAGCCTACCTGTCTTGTTATCATATAGTAAGTGAGAAGCAACGCCAACATCACCAGTGTATCGTGACTTCAAGACCCTGACCTTGGTGGTTGATGCTTCTATCTTATCCTCTGCTTGTTGGTTGCGTTCAAGGCTGATCACACAGTCACTTAACTGAGCAATACTTTGGCTACCTCTGAGGTGTGATAGACCTGTCTCTATGCCGTTCTCGTGTCCACGGTTCCCTTCAACCCTGCGGAGATGTGACACCAGTATCATACCACAGCCTGTCTCCTCTACCATAGTCCTGAGACGATGCATAATACCGTCAATAGCTTTACGCTCGTCATGTTCTAGAGTAGACAACACAAGCATGTGAAGGTGATCAACTACAATCCATTTACAATCAAGACCGATGATCATGTAGCGTAGCTTGCTGAAGATGTCGTCAATGTTATTGACACCGTGATGTGCATGAATCCAAACACGACCATCGTTGTCACCCATGAATACCTTCCTGTAGCAATCGTCTAGTTGTGACTCAGTAAACTCAGCCTTCACACTATCAAGGTGCAGCTTAGCGTTAGCCTCCACTGCCATGATACCTTCGGCAGTACGCGACCACGTTTCTTCAAGGGCTATGACACCTACGTTATCTTCGGTGTTCTCAATCAGCCAGTGTTCAATCTCTCTGGTGACGGAGGACTTACCAAGACCTGTGCCACCTGTAAGAGTTACTAACTCACCTGCTCTAAGGCCCTCTAGTTTCTTATTAAGTCCACTCCAAGGATAAGGTATGGCTCTTTTCTTTTCTAGTCTTAGCTTCTGGTATGCTTCAAACTGATCAGATAGATTTAATACACCGGACGGCGTATAGATTTTAGAATCCCAAAAAGCACTGACGTATGCAGCATGTCTACCTTGGCGTAACATATCGTTAGCATCTTTGTAGTCCACGGGCAGTGTCATTATCTTAGCTTTGCCAGGCGTTAATAACTTTGCAACTTTCTGAGCCGCTTCCTTACCATGCTTGTCGTTGTCAAAGTTAATGACTACAGCATCAAAGGACTCAAGGTACTCTAGATTTTCCTTAACATCACGGACACCACCTGCCGCACCTGACTTAATGGATACCGCCGGCCACTTACTACCCATAAGTTCGTAAGCAGCCATTGCATCACACTCGCCTTCTGTTAAAGTTATAAACTTACCCCCTGCTTTAAACAGGTTCTCTCCAAACAACCCCACTTCTTTGGCACTTCCTGTCCAAATAAACTCCTTGTTTTGCTTACGGACTTTAGTTCCTGCATGTTCGTGTCCGTTGTAGTAGGGGTAGTAGTGCTTGTCTACCTTGCCGTTAATGGTTGAAGCTTTGACACCGTACTTCTTAGCTGTAGCTAAGCTTATCTTGCGGTCAATCAACTCTACAAATGAAGCGGCAACAGGATTTTTCTCCTTCATTCTATTGTTCCTTTGATACACTGTGAAGTCCGTTACGGTATCAGGTGGCTGCACTTCCGATGTGCTATAGGTTGGAAAATATTTTAAACAAACAAAACAGTAGGCTGATCCGTCTGCGTTGATAGAGGCCCCGTCAGTAGATCCACATGAATCGTCCTGACAGGGTTGGTGCAGTTTAACGAAAGCCATTCGGCTTACTCCTCAGTTACTTCAACTTCCTCTGTTGCAATGGCCTCGTCCGTGAGATGGTTATCTTTAAGATCAGCAATTAACTTTATAGTTGCGGCTTGCATAAGCCCCACTGTAAGCGATGCTCTTTGACCCTGCTTGTCTGCCTCTATTAAGTGAGACAGTATTGCCCTACCCTCATCTGAGAGTAGGTCTGACTCGTACTTAACATCTTCTACTGTAACAATTCCCATTACAACTCGTCCTCCATCGTGGTTTCATAAGAGTCAAACTCAGCACCATCAGGCGTACCAACTTCAACAAGTTCAAGAACCTGCATAGCCTGGAAATCTAAACCTTTAAAGGTTGTACCTTTCCATACTGATTCCCATTCTTTGTATTGCACCTTAACACTGGAGCCGTTACCAACCCTAGCATCTAGTGTGTTCTTATACTGATCCACTAGCTTGGGGGCAGGGCGAATCATATCGTTAGGGCCATTGACCTTACGCTTAATAACAATTGCAGGGCCTTCGTCCATCTGCTTAATAGTAAAGCCTCTCGCTTTAAAGTCCTCTGCGGTTGCTTCATCTACAACTAAGTTAACCGAATACACAGGATCATAAGTTGTGTTCGGGGTTGTTACTGATGCCCAGTATGCTGCGCCTTCTAATATAGCCATGTTACTTTCCTTTTATTGGTGATTGAAATTGAATGTTGAGTTTACCATAAGTGTGGGTGTTCGACCAGCTTTATTTGTTTCCGTAATTATCAGGGTCAACATCTGACATTGCCCTTTCTATATCAATTTTAGTTTCGTACTCTGTTTTATCTATAATGAATTGTATTACGGCCTGTTCTTGTACACGGAAGTGAGCGCAAGCCCTAACTAAACCTGCCTTACCGTAGACAACATCCTGTGCAGCCTTTGATGTAGCTACTGCCTGTGCAGAGGGACCTGGTTTAAGCGTCTCTTCAAAAAAATTCATTCGTCCTCGTCCCTTTCTTTTTTAAGTTCGTTTATCATAAGCTCAGATTCATATAACAATCTAATGCCGCAGCCTAACGCTATGAATACAAACAACCCTATAATTAAATCTAACATGTATTACCCCCTCAATATTAACAGAACATTTATAAGGACCAGCACACACGACAACACAACTGCTGATCTTATTGTTTTTATAAACCTAGTTTCAAACTTACTCTTCATTACTGTTGCTTCTTTTTCCATCCAAGTAGTGGCTTTGTTTAATACTTTTATTGTTATCTTCTTTACTTTCTCGCTCATAACTTTAATCCTCCTGGATTTCAGCAAAACATTTATCGCACACTGGGTACTCTTCATCGTTACTGTTATCTTTTATAAACTCAGCAAGATGATAGTCATCATCTTTCCACTGGTCACAATTCCCGCAGTTATACATAGTCATAACTTTAATCCTCCGACCAGATCTGACCAAATGTAATAACTAAAAACGGAACCATCACTACAACACCTTTAAAAGATACTGCGGTTAGTTTACCAGTGTCACTAAGGCTGGCCCACATTGCCCTGCTATCAGTAAACTCTAAGTCTAGGCCTACTCCATTGCGTATGTTGAATGTTAAAAAGTATTCTCCGAATCCTGTTGTCATGCTTCACCTCTTTATATGTTAATTATAATTACTGCATTATACACAGCCTAATAAATATCGCCACGTTTATACAACTATACATTATTGTATACAACTAAATAAATTTAAATTTATGTTGACGACTCTAATAAAATCTTTACAATCTATTAAGTTCTTTTTAGATAACTACTACATATACTTATACATACTCATAAGAGTTTATATATACTATAAAACTATATAGTAAAAAAATAAGGATCATTTTTCATATAAGCAAAAAACAATTACATTAAAAAGAATAGAATAAAAAAGAACAGTTAGTATCCCATCAATTAAAATATCAATCACATTTATATTTCTCCCTTAATAAATACTCTGTTGGTTGTATAAAATCCTCAAGTATTTCTGGTGGCTGTTCATCTGTTAAGTCTTCATCACCGTGTAACCAATCCTCACAGCTTCCGTTCCAACCTGGATTATTCATCGCTATCATCCTCTTCAGTAAATATTTGATAGTGCGTGTCCACTATCCTTGAACCGTACTGTTCGTAGTAATTTCTAGATGCGGCATACTTTAAAGCATCGTCTTCGTTGGATGCTGCAACATCTATAAGGTATCCCCAAACCTCCGACACCATCACCTTGTAGGTTTGGATGGGTTGATCAAGATCTATCTGGCTTATAAGTTTAGGTACGTCTTTATTTTTCATGTTAATCCTCCGCAAAATACAGCTCAGTTACAGCCAATTGTTTTTTAGTTTCGTTTAAAAGTCTATGCTCCCTACTCAAAGCTCTAGCAACAGCGGGTTCCATTTTATCCCCGTCAATATTAAGAGAATCTATCACGCTCTCAATTGCTTCGCATAATATTTCGTTTAAGATTCTGTAGTTCCTGTATTTTAATACTGTAGTATGAGTTAAATCTAACATTATAATAAATCCCATTGTTGTGTACTGCCAAGTGAATTAAAGATGTGTGCTATAACATCTACTGTCCAACCATTGCCTAACATTTTATACCGCTGCGTATTACTAACGTGTGCCGTGTAATTATCTGGAACAGTTTGTAATCTCTCACACTCAAGAGGTGTAAGCTTTCTCCACATAGGCTTTAACATTTCATCATATGCTTCGGGGTATCTACCTTTAGGAAGACTAGAAATAACAACATCTTTTTCTAAGGTTGATAGACATCTAGACTTATTAGAGTCTTGAACTTCTAAGCATTGTACTAGCGGTACTGTCATGTCGTTGTCTTTACGAATGCCCTCTTGTATTCTCCTACCTACAATAGAGGCAGGGTTTAGAATTACTTTTGGCTCACGGTTTCCACCGTTCATAGAGTTAAGAGTTGGTGACTTACCATCAGGACTATACACTCTCTTCATTAAGTCATGTCCATTGATGCCGTCAGCAATACCCACTTGCAAGCACTTGTCAAACACCAACTGTCTTCGGTGCTTTTCAAAGTAACTTTTAAGGTTGCCACCTTTGAAGTAGTTAGCGTCAATACAATGTGCTTTATCTCTATCAGTAATGCTGTCGTCTTCTAATATATCTTTAAGCACAACGCCTCTATTGCCTGGAATTTCAAAGGGTATGTTTGTCCAGTATAAACGCTTACGACTCTGTGCTGATACAAGACTGCTGTTAATTTCTATAGGCTCAACACCCATATACTTACTGATAATGTCCTGAGATTCTTTCTTCATCTTCACATTTTCTAACAGGAAATACTTAGGCTGTAGTTCTTCTTTAAGTCTTACAAACTCAAAGAATAATTTACTGCGAGGGTCGTCAAAGTTTAACTGCTTACCTGCAAAGCTGAATCCCTGACAAGGCGACCCACCTATTAGCAAGCCAATGTCCAAGTCGTCAGCCTTAATATCTCTAATATCTCCAAGCTGTATAGTGTCAGGATAGTTAGCAGCCGAAACTTTAATAGCATACTTATCCACCTCACTTGCGTAGTACTTGTCGTAACTGACACATGCTTTGTCTAATGCTAGACGACCACACGACATCCCATCAAAACAACTTAATATATTCATTGTTGGTGTTCCTTATAGTTATGATCTATTTTAGTTAATGGTTTACGCAACCAATCTGACATCAGCTTTTCTGAGTAAGTTTGTAAGTTGCTTTTAGGTGTACTGTACTGGTGCATCAAGACATCGTTGTTAACTTCAGAGTATCTGTACCGTACAAACCTAGTGTATAAAGTTTTATACCCCACCTCTGCAACTTCAGAGTACTCTCTTATAGAATAGAAAGTACCTGTGTGTAGGTCGGGGTGATCACCTATAAATTTAAACGTCTTTGCGATCATGAATAGCTCCTAAAAAAGTTATAATACATTTCTCATTAGAACGCATAGCTATTTTGTATGCGTCCTCTATAGTTTCAGTGTATTGAGTACACCCCATCTGTCCTATGATATCAACTGCGTACATAATACTATCGCTCCACTGTAATTTTAAAATCAATAGCATCTATCTCTTCCTTGACAGCGTCTATGATTCGGCTTTCTAAATCTACCTCAGACACTACATTTTCTATCATGTCATGTAAATCATCTCTATATACCGCCTCGTCTAGCAAACCGTTAACATCATCTAACCTGTCGTTTACCGCGCCTAAACGCACCCCGATACCAGTCAGACCAGTAAGATTACTGACCTGCATATTTAAAGTATCTATATCTTGAAACTGAGTGCGGAGTTTAGACTCTAACTCACTGATCCGATTAGCATCACGGATATGTATATCTTCCATAGCTTTAAGCGTCCCATTTAATTCTTCCACATCAACAAACGCAGAGTGAGACATTCTATCAGCCCTCTCTACAGCGATGTTGTTATCAACTCTATCATCAATCCACGCTTCTACTGCTTCAATTAAAGTTTTCATATTATTTATCCTAAGTTATATTAAGTTTATTATTTAACATCTTGCACCTACAACTCTAGCCTTTCAAGATAACTATTTTGCGCTCCTCCAAACGTCAGATCGTAGACCCCCGATACTAAACAGTAACCGCCCTCTGGCATAGCCATTAATCTGTTAGTACTGTATGATGTATCTAGGGGCGTATCCCGTACAGGGTCGTGGCCTCTTCGACATATAGCTAGATTATTAACTAGATCTATTAGTACTGCCGTCCAACCTAAAGAGGACACCGCTTTTTCTGCCTTTTCCATGTTAGTTTTCATTTTACTTCTCCAGTTAAATAACTATAGTGAACTTCACTTACATGATTGCCATCAACCCACCGCTTAGAAGTAGTTGATAGATGATTACACCAATTGTTCCACAGGTTTTCAGTACCGTGGTCGTGGCATAGATTTACATAGCCCAACACCTTACGTTGGTTGTTAGCAATACCTTTAGGTGATGATAACTTCTTATCAATCACAAAGTCTTTAGGGTCGAGGCCGTACATTTTAATGTTGTGGCTATCCATGCAGCCTACTAAACCACCGATCAGTTGACAACAGAACCCTGCTTTAGCTGTGTTTAATCCTGGAATTCTAAGGAAGATCCGCATCAAAGACAGGGCCTTGTTATGTTCAGAAGTCTTGCCGTTTAATACTGCTAAGACTTGAGCATGTATCTTATGCCGATGGATCATTACATATTTATATGTAGGTAACTTGCTATCCTTCCAAAGAAACTTTGAGTCAGATCCGTTAAGCATCACATCTTTAAGCTGAACACCAACACTAAGCCAGTTCTGTTGAATGCTTAACGATACCATAGTAATTACAAGCAGTAGGTTGTTGGCTGATTGCAATGCAAAACGCTGACAGTTTTTACCGTGTGTTATATACATTATATAAACTTCCCGTTGTTTTCTTCCACCAATTTTGAAACTTTAGAATACACTTGCTTTTTATAAGCGTCAGTTGCATTTATTAAACGACCATTAGTTAAATCTTTACGAACATCTTTAAAATCATAGCTACTAAAATAAATAAACTTAGCATATTCAGTTGAAGTAAACTCTTCAAAAATTAAATCTCCGATCTCCTGTGCTTGTTGGTCGTTTAAATATATGTTGCAAGTATCACACTTTTGAACCTCGTCTTCAAAGGCTTCATTAATACTATAAAGATACCCTAAATCATTACATACTTCACACTCTGTAATTATACTCATATTAACACTCCAATTAAAATTAGTAGTCCGTTTGTGGCACGGTGGACTAAGCCGCTACTTAGGATGCTAAGGCACCCCTACCAAATATCTTTAAGGACTTCTTGCATTTCAGTTGACAGCCTATACAACTTATAAGCACTGTCTCTTTTCTTAACATCTATCTTATCTTCTACATAAATTCTAAGATGAGTAGAGTATTTTAAAGGCGCACCGTACTGGTGTCGTCTCCAATCCTGACCTGCTACTAAGCCCTGACCTCTTACTCTTACAGTAAAACGATCTTTATGCAGATACTTTTTAAGGGTAGCTACAAAGGCTTGACCCTCTTCATCGTTAGGTATTCTTTTCAATAAGTACTTCGGTATATTATTCATGTGTTATCCCCATATCAAATAAAATTGAATCAATAAAATCGTTAAGATCGTTAAACTCAATCTGTTTAGCTTCGGTATATACAGTATCTCCATTACTATCTTGAGTATGTATAGGGTCGAGTGAGCTATAATAAAGAACGTAATCAGCTAAAGTAGCAGTCAGTTCAACATACGTTGTAGTAGGTATCGTTACTTTATTCATCATCTATCTCCTTTAAACATTGATGCCCACTCATTAGGTAGGATGCCAGATATAATAAACTCTCTCTGATCTAAACTCATACAAGGGAACACATTTTGTATAAGCTCTTCACCTGTTTTATATTTTAAATATTGCTCTGCCGTAATATCAATATACATTGAGTTTGTACGGCCTGTTAATACAGATTTCTTTTTAAGTACCATAATATAAGTCCTTGTTTTTATAAGTAAGTTTTGCTGTGTCGGTGGACAGTATCGGGTCAACCACCAAACCAGTCAAATTCTTTCTGTGACCAAACCCATGTTTCTGGTCACAAACCTCTGCAGCCCAGTGGTGGCGTGGCTTTGGGGACATGAAGTTTTTTGCCTCCGACCCAAGTCTTAGAAGAAACCTGGCATTATAAGGGTAAATTTCTTTAAGGTTCTTTGACTCACACTTATAACAAAACCAGGGCTTTAAAGGGAAAAACTTTAATGGGCTTTTGACTCTCATTTATAAGCTTTACTGGTGCTTTAAAGGACCTGGTCCTTTGACTCGCGCTTGTAATAAAACTTTAGTATTTAAAGGGATAAAAAAAATATTATATTTATTATCAAGCTGCTGGGGGTATATACAGGAATTTATGCGGGGAAACCTAAACAATCAAAAAGGAATAACCCAAAGTAGTTTACATAATAGGGATACAACGCCACAGATTGAAGCCTAATAGACTTTAGCGGGTAAAGGCATGCCAACCTACAGGGTGTAGATCAAAGAGGCTTAAACAGGCTTTAACAAACGACAGGCGAAAAAAAACCCCGCAATATCTGCGAGGCTTTTTAGTTGGTGGTGGTTAGTTTAAGCGGGATTATTACTCGCCATGTAAACGGCTATCTCTATTGGGTATGCTCGCTTTAAGTAAAAGTCTAAAGTTTCTTCATACCGCGCATCGGTTTCTAATTGCGCTTGATAGGTTGCGAAACGATCAACGTCAAAACCGTTAATAGACAATTCAAGATCGTGCAATACTAAATCAATATCCATGATTATTTTGCTCCTTTTAGTAGTAGTGCTAATTGCGCTTGCATTTCCGCAATCTGGGTGGCTTGATCCGCTTCTAGCTTACTAGGCTTTTTAGTCTTAGCAGGCTTTTTAGTAGCGTGTATTTTATCCAATTGATTAATCATCTTTTTAGGCATTTTAAAACCTGAATCAATATAGATCTGAGCCTGCCCATGTTTAAGATTATTTTTAGGATCTGTGTGTGGGTAGTTAGTAGTAACCCATTTAAAGGCAGTACCGTAATCAATAGCCAAATCAGTAGCGCGATTATAAGCCTCTGTTAATTTATAAGCGCATAGTTTAACAGTTGGATAAGAGGCTTTCTGATTTGGATCTATGCTTGATGGATCAAACGCTTTCTTTCTAGTAGATATAAACATAATTGTATTCTCTTTTTAAGTAAAATTATGTCGTTATGTAACCGACAGTCGGAGTATATGTACATCTAAAAGAGAATACAAGAGCTGGCAGCTTTATTGTTTAGGTGATTGTTTTTTATAGGCGGTTGAGGCTTTGAAGTTAATCATCTTCAAAGGCTTCAAAGTATCCCCAGTCTGTAACCTAGTTAAAAGCCTTTAAAGATTCGGCAGACTTTGAAGCCTTTAAAAGAGACACCCCCAGAAATTGGCTTATTTATAGAGGGCTTTGAAGTACTGGGGCAGGTCGCCATGGCCCCTCCCCCCCATATATACACAATGTTATACATTTTTAGAAGGATTTGAATGTATACCAGTTTAGGGCGGCAGCTTTGAAGAACTTTAAAGGCACAGAAGTCGGGATGCAGATACACAAGAAGGTAGGGATGGACATGTCTATATAAACCCGGGGGGCTTAATATCCAGTATACTGTGATATAAGCAAGTTGTCAAGTACTTTCTTACATTTATTATACCTTTTTGGAATAAAAAGCTTGACAACATGCGAATATCGCAGTATACTAGATAACATGAATAACAATAAAGAACTAACAACCAAACAACAATCTTTCATCAACAACCTAGTAACCTGCAACGGGGACACTAAGCTTGCGGGTGAAATGGCAGGGTATTCACCCACCAGTATTAATAGTGTTGTTAAGAGTTTAAAAACAGAAATACTAGACCTTGCTACAAATATATTAGCGCAGAGCGCCCCTAAAGCCGCTCTAAAGCTTGTACACATTATGGATAGTGCTGAGCCTATACCACAAGCTAACATGCGTATACAGGCCGCTCAAACTATCTTAGATCGTGTAGGATTAGGTAAAACAGATCGACTAGATGTTACTGTAAACAGTAGTGGTGGTTTATTTATACTCCCCGCTAAACAAGAAACAGTTATAGAAGGTTCTTATGAGGAGGTCTAGTAGCACTATACCATTTGGCTATAAGCTAGATGAAGAGGATACTGCCCTTCTTGAGCCTATTGAAGATCAATTAGAAGCTTTAAAGAAAATACTACCCATGATCCACGATCAAACAATCAGTTTGCGTGAAGGTAGTTTATATTTAGAAAGCATTACAGGACGTAAGGTTTCTCATATGGGTTTAAAAAAGATAGCAGCAAGACATGCAAGATGATTGGGATATTAATCCTAACAATTATCAACAAGATGCAGAAGGCAAGTTTGTACTTAAAGTTGATGGTACGCCCCGCAAAAAATCAGGCAGGGCTAAAGGCTCTAAAAGCAGAGGATACACCTACCACTCAAAAACTAAAGCTACAATGGATGCAAAAAAAGCAGTAAGAGAAAAGAAAAAGAAATTGAAGGCGGCCCAGTCTAAAGTTGATAGCTACAAGAAATCAATTAAAACAACTACAAAGACTATCAATAAGCTAGAAGGTACAGAAAGCTCTAATGTCATAGAAGACGTAGATCTGCAATCACTACCTTCAGCACTAGCAACTGAAGCTCAAGAGGATGTTATCTTCAAGGCCAACGAAGGGCCACAGGAAGACTTCCTCGCCGCAGGAGAAACAGATGTTCTCTACGGTGGAGCAGCAGGGGGTGGTAAGTCCTACGCTATGTTAGTAGATCCTTTGCGCTACGCGCATCGTTCAGCTCATAGAGGTTTAATTATACGGCGTTCTATGCCAGAACTGCGAGAACTAATAGATAAGAGCCGTGAGCTATATCCTAAAGCTTTTCCAGGTTGTAAATATAAAGAAGTAGAGAAGCTCTGGAACTTTCCAAGCGGTGCAAAGATAGAGTTTGGTTTCTTGGAGCGTGACGCAGACGTATACCGCTATCAGGGACAAGCA